CCAACGGCGGGCGCAATAAGCCGGAAAGCGGCGGCCCCTTACCTTGGGACGATTAGCGTGGGGGCCGGACCGCGCCCAACGTAATATTGATTGGATTGAGAAATACTGTTTCGTGCCCGATGGCGAGGATGTCGGGCGCCCGTTGGTCCTGCGGGACTGGCAACAGGACATAATTGTCCAAATTTACGCCAATCTGCACGGCACGCGCCAGGCTGTAATCAGTTTCGCTAAGAAGAATGCGAAAACAACCCTAGTTGCGTGCCTTTTGTTGCTCCATTTGGTCGGGCCGGAAGCGCGGCGCAATACGCAGCTACCGTCTACGGCTCAAACGAAAGAGCAGGCGGCGGTTCTATTCGAGTTGGCGGCAAAAATGGTGCGTATGCACCCGGTTTTGTCGCGTTGGGTCATCATTCGCGACACCAACAAAGAAATGGTCTGCCCAAGATTGGGCACCAAATATATGGCGCTGTCCGCAGACGCCAAAACGGCGCACGGTAAGTCACCGGTCTTCGCCGTACACGACGAATTAGGCCAAGTGCGCGGCCCGACGTCGGAATTGTATAACGCCGTTGAGAACGCAATGGGCGCCCATAAAGAGCCCCTTTCTATTATCATCTCAACGCAGGCGCCAACCGACAACGATTTGCTTTCGATCCGGCTGGACGACGCGTTAAGCGGTAAAGACCCCCGCAAGGTGGGCATTCTGTACACGGCGGACCCGGAACTTGATCCGTTTTCCGAGGAAGCGCTAAGGCAGGCGAATCCGGCCTATGGCGACTTCCTAAACGCCGATGAATTGCACACGCAGGCGGAAGACGCGCGGCGCATGCCGCTTGATGAGCCGCTGTACCGGAATTACACGCTTAACCAGCGTGTGCAGGCAACCAGCCCATTTGTTTCGGCGACTGTTTGGAAAGAAAACGGCGGGCCGATCGAAAAATGGGGTGAGGTTGCTTTCGGTGGGCTCGATTTGTCGGAAACAACCGACCTAACCGCATTTTTGCTGGTTTCGCCGAATGAAGATGGCGTCTTGAACGTTAGGCCGACGTTCTGGCTACCTCATGAAGGCCTAGAGCAACGCGCCAAGGCCGACCATCAGAAATATGATGTTTGGGCTTCGCAGGGCTACCTGGAAACAACGCCCGGCCATTCGGTCCAATACAAATACATTGCGAAACATCTTGTTGAGGTCATCCGACGCCAGAACGTTCGCAAGATCGCCTTCGACCGGTGGGGGATGAACCATCTCTTGCCGTTGATCGAAGATGCGGGGCTGTCAAAGGCTGAATGTGAAGAGATCTTTGTCCCATTTGGACAAGGCACACAGTCAATGCATCCGGCTTTGCAGGTGCTGAAGGCTGAAATGTTGGCAGGCAACGTCCGCCACGAAATGCACCCTGTACTGACAATGTGTGCACAGAATGCCGTCGCGGAAAAGAACCCGGCGGGATGGATGAAGCTGACTAAGGCTAAATCCTATGGCCGCATCGACGGCATGGTCGCGCTCGCTATGGCAATGGATCTTGCCAGCAAAGAAATGCACGCGGCCCCAGCAATCCCAATCGAATTAGATACTATTTTAGAGGACATGGACCTTGGCGGTAACAGTGCAGAGGTACAATCACACGCGTAAGCTATTCTGGAATCAGGAAGTTGTTATCGCCAATCTAAAGGGGCGCCTTGGCGACAGTTCAAGCACATTTGATGCCACCGATGTCACAACGGCAGACCTTGCGGGTAGTGAGGTTAGCGGCAATGGGTGGGATGCGGGCGGCGAACCGGTAACGGTCACTGTGACAACAGTTAATACAGATGACGCCATGCTTGATCTTGCCAATCTGTCTATCACGGCAACGGGTGGCAGTATCGGTCCGGCCCGCGTAATGGACATTTACGAAACTGACAACAGTAAGTTGTTGTACCGCATCGACTTCGGCGAAGACAAGACGGCAGGTGTTGGCACAGATTTTCTAGTTGCAATCGATGCAAACGGTTTAGAGCGCATTGTAAACGTCTAGCTTGTGGCTTGGTACAACGCGTCGTGGTCACACCGTAAGCCGATCACGTCGCAGAATGGAAAAGTAGCGGCGGCCTACCCTTATTGCTTGCCGGTTGATCTTGGGATGCACTTTGCCGGTGATACGAGCTTTTGGGACAACGTTAAGCCCGACGGTTCCGATATCCGTGTCACAAAGGCGGACGGGACAACAGAAGTTGCGCGGGGTATCCGCGAAGTCGATACGGCGCTTGAAAAGTGCGTCATGTATGTTCACCACCCGGGCATTTCGACAAGCGCAGACGTAGACTTATACGTCTATTGGGGCAATGCAGCCGCAAGCGATTATGCGGATACACACCAATATGGAATGCAGCAAACATGGGGCCCCACGGGCTTTTTGCTGGACCATATTGAGGCGTTTACGCTTTCATTCGGCGCGTCGGATCTGAGTAAGACGCACACATTAGCGACACAGCTTAGCCAGCTCAATAAAGCGTTCGTCGTGTTTAGCGGTCAGACAGGGTCTGATCCTTCTAACGTCATGAAGGCGACGCTTTCGAAAACCGGCGTCACGATCGAACGTCAAGCGCACGGTTCAGAGGCCACCACCGTTAAAGGGTTCGTAGTCGAGGGCGCAAGCGGCATTCGCGTTAGGCGCGGTTCCGTCACGATCGACACGACCAGCCGCATTGATGTGGATGTGTCCGACTATGTGTCGGATATCACCAAGGCGTTTGTGCTGTTTAGCCAGGAAGTTGGCGCCGGATCGATTATCGATCAAAGCGATTTACCGCAGGTCTACCTGAGAACATCGGGCGGGGCGCCCACGCTTTCGGTCCAGGCCAAGACCGTGACGGGCTTCACAAACAATATTGTCCACTACCAAATCGTGGAAATGGACAATATCAGTGTGCAGAGAAATATCGGCACTGGGTCTGTAGGGTTAGCCGGAACATCTGCATCCGCAACCATCGCGGCAGTTGATACGGCAAAGACGTTTCTTTTGTACAATGGCCGCGCGGTAAACGACGTGGACCGAACCGACGAATGGTCGGTGCGCGGACGGTTGACATCATCCACAGAGGTCACGTTTGACCGGGATGTCGGCGACGGCTGGATAAACCTTCGTTATGAGGTTGTTGAGTTTACCGACAGCACGTCCGTGCAGAATGTCGCTGTCAGCATGGCCGCGTCAACTGCAACCAGTGACGACACGATTGCGGCAGTTGATTTAGATCATGCCTTTGCCCTCACCGGCGGCAATCTCATATCTGGGCAAGGCATGGGCAAGTCGGCCTATGGGGCTGATGATGAGTTAGGCGAAAGCTGCGGGGCCTTAGAGCTAACCAGCACAACCAATTTGCGGACCACGCGGGACAAGTCCAGTGCTGCCGCAGACTTTGAAGCGTTCGTTATCGAGTTTGCGACAAGTGGCGCAGGCCGTGAAGATATCGCGCTTCACTACACACTTGATACTGCCGATACCGCGACGGGGGCGGGCAATGTCGAAGACATGTCAGGATGTGCCGTTGATGGCACATTCGGAGGAACACTGACGCTTACTGACAGCGCGATCGGCAAGGGTATTTCGTTAGACAAGACGAACCCGGACTATATCACGGCGCCGCACAGTGACCATATTGCGGCGCGCCTTGATGAATTGACTGCAATGGCTTGGGTGAATCCGTCGGGTGTAAGTCATGGCGGTTCTATTGCCCGTATATTGACCAAACCAGACAACTCAACCGGTGACGATTACGCGTTGGGCTATACGCAACAAGGCGCAACGAATTTGGAGGCGGCGTTTCGCGTCAATACGGACGCGGGCCAAACGACCGTCAACGGTGGCGCGTCCAGCGTCCCGCGCAACACAAACACGTTGCTTGCGGGTTCTTGGGACGGTTCCAGCATGGTCCTTTACAAGAATGGAGCCTCACTTGCGAGCGGCACCCGGTCGGGCGCGATTGCCAACTCAGAAGATGACCTAGGCGTTGGCGCCCATCCTAACGATATTAGCGCGTCCAGCGATCGTACCGTTGACGGTGTAATTGACGGTGTGCGGATCTTTTCGCGGGCGCTTTCGGCCAACGAAATCCTCACGATCTACAATTGTGAGGGCGACAACGCGTCGTTTTGGTCTGCGGGTGCAACGGAACAAGATGGCGTAACACTGGTATCCGTTCCGTCTGTAACAGCTAATGCGACGACGTATGCACCAAGCGTTGAGACGGGGGCTTCTGTCACTGTTCCGACAGCTACGGCCAATGCAACAGCTTATCCACCGACCGTATCGGTTGCGGCGGTTGTGAATGTGCCCGCGCTAACCGCGAACGCTGTTGTGTATGCACCAAGCGTTGAGACGGGGGCCTCTGTCACTGTCCCGACAGTCACGGCCAACGCAACGGCCTATCCGCTTGACGTGATTGTTCAGATGGAACCCATCGCCGTTCCAACGGCAGTAGCGAACGCAACAGCCTACGCGCCAACGATCAGAATTACAGGCGGTGAGAATAGTTTCAGGCGTGACGATGGTCCAGCTTACACGAGAATTAGGCCAAAGATTGCGCGTATGCCTGCAAGATTTAGAAACGTCTAGGGGAATTTTTGTCCGATACGACCGGTTTACTATCAAACATTTTGGGGGCGGGGGCCGTTGGCTTTGAGAGTCCGGTCACGGAAGAAGAAAGGCGCAAGGCTGCCGAGACTATGCGCCGGGTATTGCGCGAGGAAGTCCTGCCGACTGCAAATATGGCGGCGGCTCTTATGTCGCCTACTGGCGTCTTGACTTCGCCTCTTCTGCCAGAGCGTACGACGGATCAGCTCAAGGCCCTGAGAAACATTGCGGGCGCCTCGCCAGGGCTGCTAGGGGCGCTTTCCGCGGCGGGCGAGACAACCGCAGCCGCCATTCAGAACCCGCAAAACCCAATGCTTGCAATGGCGCTAGGCGTGTCGCGAAAGGCGCCGAGGTCGGCGGCTCTTGCTGCAAGGTCAGGAAATGTGGGGCTTTCTGAGGATGCCCTAACTCGGGCGGCAGATCGGGTGTCAGACGTCCGAAGAATGCAGCGAAAGGCACCAAAGCCAAAACGTCAGTTTAGAGATGTTCCTTTGTTCGATACTGACAGCCACCCTCTCGCGAGGCATGTCAATGGCGCAAATACATTACCGGACCTTGATTTGATTGTCGAAATCGGCGGCGACCTCTACGGGGCACCCGGCCTCTCTTTAGAGAGTATTGATGATGTGGTGCGTCACCCCATTGGTGCGAGTAAAGAGTTTTCGGATTTCGCGAACATGATAGCAGAAAAAGCGAAGTTTCTTCATAGGCGAAATCGTTGAACAAACGCATTTGCGGCCTTCACATTCAAGATGAGGGCGCCATGGCCGCGGTGTGGTTAGACCACGACACGAAGCACGACATAGTCAGGGTTTACGACGCGCAAAAGTTTGACCGTGAAGTGTTGATTGTCATCACAGAGGCGATGGCAACACGCGGGAAGTGGATTCCCGTTGTGTGGGAAGCGGGGAAGTCGGATCTAATCGAAACGTTCCCCAAGCGTCGCCCCAAGTTTATCAACGAGCCGGTTAAAGAAAGTCCCGAGTTTGTCGACGGTCTCAATCGTCAACTTTGGGAGCGAATGCGCACGGGCCGTTTCAAAGCTGATGTCAAGCTCAAGGCTTGGGTGGATGAGTTGGCACCATTCACCAAAGCGGGGGGGAAGATCGGCACGCAAGGTGCGCCGTTGATATCGGCGACGCGTTACGCGTTGGCCAAAATACAACGTGCACGGATAGAGCCACCAAAGGCAAAGCCGGAAGTACATCACCAAGGAATAGCGATCATATGAGTATGAGTATCGAATTTCAGAATTTGCTCAATAAGACGGCAGATACCCTACTTGAGTTGGGGGAATTTGTCGAGAAACTGGACGCCCGTCTTGCCGTCATTGAGGATGAGCTAGCCAGCAAGCCGGAAGACGAGCGAACGCCACAAGAAACAGAACCCAAACCAAAAGAGAAAAAACGTGAAACGCTCACGCTAGACGTTAAAGAGGGCGTTTCGCTGAATGCCTGAGAAGATGGACGAAGAACAGCTAGTTCATCTTGTTGAGCGTGAGTTTGAGAATAGCGTCGGCGCGCCCGGGACAGAGATTGCGACCGAAAGAGCGGCGGCCTTAGATTTCTACCTGTCCAAGAAATACGGGACAGAGAAGGACGGACAAAGCCAAGTCGTAACGGCGGACGTGTCGGAAGTTGTCGACGCGATCATGCCGCAGCTACTCCGCATTTTTACGCCTTCTGACAATTTGGTCAGCTTTGATGCGGTAGGTCCGGGGGATGAGGGGCAGGCCGAACAAGAGAGCGACCGCGTAAGTTACGAGTTCTTTAAAAAGAACCCGGCGTTCCTGATTCAGTATCAATGGATCTTTGATGCGCTCGTTTCCAAGAATGGATACGTAAAGGCCTATTGGCATGAGCGCGAAGAAATTGACGAAGAGATTTACGAGAATCTCACACAGCCGGAACTAGGTGCACTCGATCAGGACGACGAAATTGAAATCATCGAAAAGGATGAACGCCTAGAAGATCTTGGCGGCGTTCTGGTCCCGATTTTTGATGTGAAGGTTCGTCGCATCACTAAAGATGGCTTCGTTAAGTGCGAGAATGTTGCGCCTGAAGAAATGCGGGTGAGTTCTGACGCAAAGTCGCTGGACCTCTCTGAAGCTCGCATGGTCGGCCATGAACGGTCAATGACCCGGTCAGACTTACTCGAAATTGGTTTTGATCCGTCAATTGTTGATGATCTGCCTGCGGAAAGCGTCGACATAGCCACCGACGAAATCACGTCACGGCTAGATCATGACGACGAAACCCGCGACTCTGAAAATGGCGACCGGTCACAAGATCTTATTCTTGTAAAGGAAGCCTATATGAAGGTCGATTATGACGGGGACGGACGGTCAGAGCGCCGAAAGATAACGATTGCGGGCGGCAAGATCTTAGAGAATATCGTCGTAGATCGGCAACCGTTCCACGTTCTCTGCTCAAAGCCATTGCCGCATAAACATTTTGGCCGTTGTGTTGCTGAAATGGTGATGGATATTCAGCTTCTTACGTCAACGTTGTGGCGTTT